ATATCCTTGAAGCAGTTAAACCTCTACTGGATAAACACAAATGTACATTAACAATCTCTGATGAAGTAAGAGAAGTATGTGGTGTATTGTTTGTTGAAGCAATAGCGTTTATATCTGATGGTACTGATTCAGTACATACAAAAGCACAAGCTGGTATAGACCCAAACAGAAAAGGTATGGACATAGCACAAAGTTTTGGTAGTAGTTCATCTTATGCAAGAAAGTATGCCTTAAATGGTTTATTTTTGATTGATGATACAAAAGATGCTGATTCTACTAACACACACGGAAAAGGTGCTACAACAACTGAAAAGAGCTGGTTAAATAAAGGTACTGCTGAATTTAAGAAAGTACAAACATACTTAAAAGGTGGTGGTAACATTTCTAAAGTAGAAGAAAAGTACAGAATATCAAAAGAAGTAAAAGAACTATTAACTAAATAAATATTAATTATGATTGAATTAACAACAGAAGCAGATGTAATAAATTTGATTGGTTTTGAGACACCTTTAAAATTTGAATTTATATCAGATGGTATTTTTACTTTTAGAACAGTAATACCAAATCAAAAAAACGGAATAGTATTTTATGATGTAGAATTTTTTAGTAATCCAGATAAATCTTTAGATTTCTTTGCTTATGATTCTTTTTCAAATTTTCTACTTAAATATCAAATACATAGTGTAACTGCTATTGATAAAAGTACAGATACAAGAACTGAAATTTATTTTAAAACTTATGAATAACTTTGAATTAAGACCAACAGACAAAAAAGACCATTACAGATTCTTTATTAACGGAGTAGATGTAACTGGCGAACAAGAGAGAAGCACCTTTAGACATATTATACAAGTGCTTGATAACGGAATAACAACTGGATTATAAATTAAAATTAAAATTATGAGTGCAAAAAAACCTTACTTATTAGGAGACGTTGAGTTACAACTTGACACAATTAAAAAACTTTCTCAGTATTTTGAGAACATCTTAACTTACAACGCAAAAAGAGAGTTAGTACCAAAGATAGGAGAAGATGGTAAAGAGTTAAAGAAATTAAAACTTAACTTCTCAATTTTTGAAGAAGGAAACTACGGACAAAATGTATCTTTTACAATTCCTCAAACAAAAGAACAAAGAGAGAATGGAGAAAAGAAAAGATATGTTGCCAATGGTAAAATCTATTATGCATCAGATGACTTACAATCTTTTGTACAAAAGTCAGAAGCAAAGTCAGAAAAAGCAACACCAGTTGCAGCAGATGACTTACCATTTTAAATTAATTGGGAGGTGTAAAAGCCTCCCATTTTTTAAACTCTAAGTATAACAGTAGAAAATAATACGGATTAATAACTAAAACTTAAATAAAATGGAAGAAACATTAAAAGACTTTTTAGAATGGTTACCAAACAATTTAGAAGATATATTTGAAATAATTGATAACCCACAAGAGGTGATAGATAAGTATATTGATGAGCAAGAACGATAGTATTATTTATTACTGTTATACAATGTTATTGTGCGTTTTAATGCGCTCTAACTGATTAAAATATGAGTATGTGGGTGTGGCGGATTGAGTAGACGCTAAAAAGACTTTATTACAGGCGTAAAGTCATAGATTAAGACCTTCGAGCTAGTTTGATTCTAGCCACTCACATTACTTATATTTATTGTTGTATGTCTTTTTTAATTGCATACAACAGTTGTGTATGGCACGTTTTAATGTGTTATACACTTAGTTAAAACTTTTTATATGTGGAACTATAAAGGAAAAAGAATAAAATCAAGAGAAGATTTACCAGCAAATGCAGTTGGGTTTGTTTACAGAATACTTAACAGACAAACAGAACAAGTTTACATTGGTAAAAAGATATTGCTTAATAAACGTACAAGACCACCTCTAAAGGGATATAAAAGAAAGAGAGTTGATTACGTTGAAAGCAACTGGATAAAGTACACTGGTAGTAATAAAGAAAGTAAAAAATGGAATATAGAAGATTGTTATAGAGAAATTATATACATTTGCTATAACAAGACAATGATGAGCTATTATGAAACAAAACTACAATTTACAGAAAACGTTTTAGAAAATGATAAATTCTTAAATGATAATGTACTTGGCAAATATTATAAAACAAAAATACAGAAATACATAGATGACGCAAAAAATAAAAACAAATGAAGAAAAAGAAGCAGATAGAATGGAGATGCAGCTTCTTGAACAAGAAGCAAATGTAGATATATCAGAAGTAATTAAATATCCTCCAGTAGCACTTAGTTGTGGAACTTATACAGATATAGATGTTGAAGGTAAAGAAATAGAATATCCAATACCAATTGGCACAGATGGAAACTTTAGTTTTGTACAAGCATTTCCAAAAGTTGGTAAATCATTTTTTATAAGTTTACTTGTATCAGCATATCAAAGTGGAGGTAACAAATATACTGGTAATATAAAAGGGCATAGGAGAGGTAGAAAGATAATACATTTTGATACAGAGCAAGGTAAGTTTCATTGCCAGAAAGTCTTTAGAAGACCCGTTATAATGAATGAAATGCAATCTGATGAAAACTACCATACTTACGCATTAAGAGCAATGACACCAAATGAAAGAGTAAATTTTATTGAGTTCATATTATTTGATAAATTTAATGATGATAAAATAGGTTTAGTTATTATTGATGGTGTTGCAGATTTGTTAAATGATGTAAATTCAATGTCAGAAACAAACTTTGTTGTGCAAAAGATTATGACTTGGACTGCAAAGAAAGAATGTCATATTTTAACTGTTATACATCAAAACTTTGGTACTCAGAAAGCCACAGGAAATTTAGGTAGTGCTTTAGAAAAAAAAGGAGAGACACAAATTAAGTTAGAAAAAAACGAAATTAATAAAGGCTGGATATCTGTTGAATGTAAAAGAAGTAGAAATAGAAGTTTTGAACCATTTAGCTTTATGGTAAACAATAATATACTTCCAGAATTTGTTAAAGATGATTATGAATTTTTAGAATAAAAAACACTATATTGCATCTATGAAAAATTGGAAAGAAAAAGACTTATTTGAATGGCTATCAACTAACCATTACAAAACATTAGTAAATAGTAAAAATCCAATATCAAGATGGGATTGCTACGACATTGAAACGCAAAGCAGAATAGAACTGAAATGCAGAAAAAAGCATTACGATACTTTACTTCTGGAAAAGCCTAAATACGATGCTTTAATAAAAGAATCAAATAAACATTTTGACGTACCAATATACATTAATAGTACACCAGAGGGAATCTATCTATTTAACTTAAACAAAATAGATTTAAAATGGTTTGAGAAATCACTACCAGCAACATCAGAGTTCCATAATAGACAATGGATTAAAAAAGAAGTAACAGAGATAAATATAAAACAAGCAATAAAACTAAAATAATATGGAAACAATTAAACTATTAAACAATGAAGTATTTGACAAGCAAGACATTCTAAGCAAAATGATGGATGATGAGTTTTACTATGGTTACTTAGGTGTAAATGCATTATCAAGTTCAGCATCAAAGAAACTTTTAGATTCTCCTTATGCTTACTATCGTTCACTAACAGAAAAGCAAACAAATATACAAGCATTAAGAGATGGTCAATTGATACACCTTATGGTACTTGAACCAGAGAAAGTAGACTACTTAACTTTTACAGAAGGTACAAAAGCATCAAAGCAATATAAACTAGCAGTACAAGAAGTTGGCTCACACAACGTATTTACTAACTCAGAATATCATAAAGCAAAAAAGATATCAGAAAGGGTAAGAAGTGTAACAGACGTAAAGAATATGTTAGATGGTGCAAGATTCGAAATACCAGCAATTGATACCTATAATGATTTAGCATTTAGAGGTAAAGCAGATATACTTAAAGATGGTGTTGTAATAGATTTAAAAACAACTGCTGATATAAAAGGTTTTGAAAGGTCTGCTAATTATTTTTCTTATGACTTACAAGCTGCATTGTATTTAGAA